GCTCGAATTACCCGCATTGCAGCATTGCCTAGAAGGAACCATTAGCGCAGCCTCGCTGTGGCTAGGGCGAGGCGCATGCCTTCCTGCAATTTTTTCTTGAATATTGCGCGGCCATACATTTGCATACGCTCGCCAAAACGCAGGCGAGGGCGATAGCGCATCGATGTACTATGAAAGTTCAGCACCTTTTTAATGCGACCGCTCTTGTACTTCTGATAAACACCAGCCTGCTTGCCTGTAGTATTTGGCACGAAGAACTGTTTTTTACCTTTATTCGGTCTGCCAAATGTTTTGCTACGCTGTTGCGGATCGCGCGCCACACGCATAGCCGATAACATCTGACTTCGAAACCCAGGCGACATATTGCCATTCTTATCTAATCGTGTGCCAGCTGTTGGCGTAATATGCTTAAGTATTCCTGCATAAGGCAAGTTAGCTTCAAATGCCTTCTCAAATCCTGACTGGGGTCTTACACCTCCATCTTCCTGCACCTCAAGGTAATGCTTACCTCTCTGCATATCTCTACGCCGAATAGTCACTCTGTTCTCGTATTTGCGTGCAGCTTTGAAATAAAAAGCCTTTAATGTGAAGTCTGCAGGTCTATCAAAGATCTTCCGCATGTCCCGCTTATTACGTGCAATTAAGTTCTTCGCCGTATTGTTTAAAGCTAGCTGCTGAGCATAAGGCATTTGCCTTGCCACCATATTGCTCATCTTCTCATTGACAAGCTTTGTATTAGCGTTGAACTTAAATGCTATGGGCATAAAGCACCTCCGTATAATTTAAATTATCACACATGCCCTAATAAAAAACCCCCACCGGTTTGCGCCGGCAGGGGAGGACATGAGGGCTAGGGATGGCCCTGCAGAGAGAGGAGTATGAAGCAATATCCATGCTGTATATACTCTATCACAATATATATAGCAACAAAACATAAAGTGCACGCTAGATCTTGCCTTGCTCCAACTCATACTTACGCTGCAAAATCATAGCGCGTTCTTCATCTGTCCAGTCTGGTAAATCAACCTGCAAAACTTTACGCCGATTTGCAAAACCATATAGCTCCTCCAACGAAGTAATTGATTTTAATTTCTGCTCAAAGGTCATAGACAAAACTCCTGCTTGGACATTTGGACAATCCTAGGGGATTTGTCCTGTCTGTCCAAAGTATGCAATTTAGGACAAGTCATGTCCAAACTGTGTCCTAACTTGTCCAAGCTTTTGCTAACTTATTGTTATCTAATATAAATTCTTGGACATCTATCATTCGCTTAATGTCCCGGTCAACTGTGCGTTCAGATTTACCTGTCTCTAGTGAGACATTCTTCTTTAGCGCTGTCCTAGACACATATTTTTCACCCTCCAAATCTACTATTTTATCATATTCTGACTTGATTACATCGCTTAATTTTTTGCTGCTTGACTTAGGCACATCCACTTGTTCCAACACAATTGAAGTCAACTCATCACCGTCTTGTGTCATCATTGTCACAGGCACTTTCAAAAATGCCATTTGCTCTGGCTCTTCTGCATCCTTCATTTTAGTAAATGTGACGGTAGTTGTTGTGTCATTGAAGCGCTCAATTTTAAACTCACAATCCAATGCGCCAAGTAAAGCAGAAGATCCTCGAGCTCTTTCTTTAGTTGCAACTCCAGTGTGATGGGCAAGTAAAACAGTGCAGCCATGTTCGTCTTTTATTTTATCTATTTGCTGCACAAATTCGTTCATGTCCTTGGTGCTATTTTCGTCACCGCCCATTGATCTTGCTACGGTATCGATGCAGACAATGCTCGGTGAACCATATTGCGCTGATAGCTCTTTTATTGTTTGGTGCATTATATCAACGGCATGAGGATCATTCATGACGACTGCCTTATTGCTTTTGAAGAACGGCACTTTATTTAAATCAACATCGTGACTATTTGCCCAGGCAATGCACCTTCGCGCAAAACCGTTGTGACCTTCACCAGCAATGTAAAAGCATGTTCCCTGGTTCACAGAGTGACCGTGGTAATCAATACCTGACGCAACCGACAAGACCATATCAAGAAGCACAAATGTTTTACCTGCGGCAGGTGCCCCAAATCCAGCTGCAAGTGCATTTTTCTCTAATATGCCGTCAATGTGCCACTCTGGTTTTTTCAGCTTTAGCTCACTAATATGGCTAAATAATGTTTTAGGATATTGGAGGTTCTCTAATCCTTTCGCAACGACCTCTAAGCCTTCTTCTGCATGAACATCATTCCAGTCACGCTTTAAATAGCCAGAGGGCACTGCATATGCAATGCCTGATGCCTCTGCTGCCTTTAAACCAGGTTCGTCATTATCTGCAGCAACTACTAATTGCATCTCAGGCTTAATCGCTTTAATCGCTTTTACAACCTTAGGCAAGTTGCTTGCATTTAATGCAAATATAGCAGGTCTGCCCGTAGCTTCACTCACTGATGCAGCTGTTGCCCAACCTTCGCAGACATAGCATAAGCCCTTCAGTGGTCCATTAACTAAGCTAAATGCAGCTTCCTGAACCATATCTTTGCTAAAGCGCTTAAAGCCATTGGGTTGTATAGTCTGAGTTCCTACCTGCTCACCCTTTGCGTTGATAATGCGTATGACAATATCTTGCCCATCGATGACTGCTCCATTGAGCTTTACGCCCTTCTTTTCGTGGTAAAGCCTTGCGGTTTCGTCTTTAAATGGCTTAGCTTCATATTCGCTAAAGTGTTCTCTTCGCTCATTATCAGGCCATAGACCTTGACGTCGTAGCTCATCTTTTATTTCTCTATGATCGCAATTGTGGCGGCAGTTAACCTTAACCTCGCCTTCATATTCATTGATCCAAAAGCGATCGGTGCCTCCACATATAGGACAAGGTCCTTTCCACTCCCGACTATGTTTTTTCATATTGAAGTGCTGAATTATACTGTCAGACCATTCGCTCCAATATGCTTTTTTAAACCCTCTTTCCTGCTCCATCATATCCTTTTCCCTATGTTTTATAATGGCCCTGCACCCTAATACAGGGCCGTTGATTTTTAGAATGGAATTTCGTCGTCAAACTCCATTGCTTTTGTAGGCGCTCGCTTTGGTTCTTCTTCGCCGAATATCTCGTCAACCGCATTTTGCTTTACCGGTTGAACTGCTGCAAAGTCATTTGCAGTGAGATCTGTTAAACCTGAATAGCCGGCAACTTCTTCAAATGGGTTGCGTTCTTCTGGTTCGTTATAACGTAGCACTTGCACTGCTCGAAGCCTTAATGATACACCAGCTTCGCGCATATTATACGGTGTAAAAGTGATAGCTATATTGACCATTGAGCCTGTAGTAAGCATAAAGTCGTCAGGCAATGCTATGCCTTTAGCATCATATTGCTTTGGCTTTTTTGTAGGTTCACCGTTATAATTGCCTTTGAGCTTAGCTTTGCCAATATAAAAGCCCTCATCCTCTTTAAAGGGATTTGTAGGTTTGTCAGGCCAAGATGGATCTGCTTTTTCTTTATATGCCTTGCACATAGCATTCCATAGATCTTTAGCTTGCTCTTTAGTCATGCGGAAAGCCATATCAAATGCTGCAGCTGGATCTTTTGGATCACAGGGCACAGATTTGCGCTCTCCACTGTCAAATTTGTATGTACGATTAATTCTCGGCCATAGTGCTTCTACATTTTCTATTTTATATTGCATGTTAGTCCTCCTTTTCATGCTGCATCCACTCCGGCAAGTGGATCATGTTTAAATCAGGCCAATCTGTAGGATATTCGCCCTCTTTTTCTGCTCTGGCAATACGATGAAGAATATTCATCATTTTACTATGAGCGTGCTCCATTACTTCGCGCGATAGAACATGGAGGCAGGTCGCATATGGACTTACCTTTTCAGTAGCGACAAAGCAGAAGTAATTGACAGGCAGATCTGCTAATGTGCAGCAGTAGGCATAAAATGCCGCCTGTATATCATATTTATATTTCCATAATTGTGAAGAAAACTCGCGCTCACCTGGTCCAGCATCTACGGTGCTCTTCAAGTCAATACATGTTCCTTTGCTTGGCACGTAGCAATCAGGCCGAGTTTTTAACTTTAGACCTGTCACAGGGCAATCAACAAAAATGCTTGCTTCAATCATAGCATCTTCGGCATTTATGAGCGCATTTATACGCGGTTGCGCAAGTGCAGACTTGGCCATAGCTTTTGCATGATCGTAATCAGAACTTGTCAACAGCAATTTACCAGCAGCATCGGCTTCGGCTTTTGCTTCTTTCCATTTATTCCCTCTGCGATCCTCTGGGCCGCGCACGATTGTCTCTTTATGCGGTTCCAAGCATAATTCGTGATATGCTGTACCCAAATCAAAGATCGGACTGCTTTTACTTTCTGATCCCTTCCAGTGAGCTAGTGACTTAGCTGCAGCTTTCACATCGGAAGAACTGATTGCAGGATATTCTCTATATTCCGCATTTCTTAGATCATATTCTATCATTTATTCATCAACTCCCTGCATATGTAGCAAAAACCCTCCAATGAAGTTTCGACTAAAAAGTCTTCACCGGCGCTTTCGCCAAAAATCTCGCTAATAGCATTAAAGCTCACAACCGCGCGAGGTTTATAGTTGTTGTATTTATAAATTACTGCAGGCTCTTTATTGCATTGCTCTGCTGCCTTACTTGCCTGCACCCACCATTCATCTTTGCAGCCAACGCCTTTCGCATATGCCTTAGCTTCAATAGAAAATGGGAAGTTAGGGTTATCAGGTATAAGATCGCCTTCGGCTGCGCTACGATACTGCTCTAAGTTGCGTGAAAACTTTATGCCGAGTTCTAGCTCTAATATCTTGCCCAGCTTACGTTCCCAATCAGCTCCTTTTGTGCGACTATTTACCATGTTACTCTTCCATTACTTCCGTAATTACTGCCTCAAGATTTATCCATTCAGTCATGGCTATTAGTGTTTTTATGCGGTAATCTTTATCAACACCGCGTGCAAGAGCATAAACAGTAGGATAGGAAATCCCTGTCGCTCTCTCCACCTCTTTTAAGTTTTTACCCGCAAGCCTCTCAGGCAGCTCGTCAGGTGCATAAAGTCTCAATCTCATTACATTGGCACCACTTCAACATTTAACTTTTCTAGTAACTTTATCCCCATTGGATCGCGATATTGTGTCTTGTAAAAAACGCGCTTTATACCTGCAGCAGCTATCATTTTTGCGCAACCAGGACAAGGCGACAATGACGTATAAAGATCGCAGCCTTCAGTTGTCAAACCATGGCGCGCGCAAAATACTATAGCATTTTCTTCTGCATGTAATACTTCAGCGCGTGTATTCCCATCGCAGTCTTCGCACTTGTTATCGTAACCAGGTGGAGTGCCATTATATCCTGTTGCTATAATTCTGCCATTCCTAGCTATTACAGCCCCCACCTTGCTACGCTCACAACGAGAAAGATCTGCCCATATTTCTGCAGTCTTTATCAGTGCGTAATCTTGTCTTTGCCTCAAGATAAATCCTCCAATAGATGAAAGTGACGAGGATAGACGTGCAAAGATCCCGCATGCCAAAATATGTCAGTCGTTTCTAAAGTATAGAATTTGCTCAACACATCGATGCACTTAGCATAAACAAATTTATGCCAAGCGTAGTCGTTATTGTAACCGTAGACGACGTCGTTAGATCTCATATTGACGTGATATTCTAGTTTATTTTGGCGGATCAATAGCTGCACTGTGTTAGTGCACATAAAGTCGCGCATGCCATCTTTTATTGCATCCTGGTGCATCGTAGGCCTTGTGTAGATCATCACTGCCTGACGGCTATGCTTATCCTTTACTAGCTGCACAATGGCTTGCGCAAATTGATTGTGATTTTCTTTGCTATATATGCACCAACCATAATTGCTATTGATGAAGCCTTTTTTACTCGCAACCTCTTTCCATATCTTCGGTATATTAGGCGCAAGACCATCAATATTAAGGTTCTTTGATTTATACCAATTAATTTCCTTATCAATATATTCAAGGTTTGGTTCGCCAAATATAGAAGGCTCATCTGCAATAAATGAAGCACGCGTTATCTCAACAGTGCCATTTATACAAAGCTCTTCTGCTTGATATTTGCGGACAAAAGCCTCTCTAATGTCCGCAACTGTATTTCTATGTATGTCAACCATTATTCTGCTCATTGATGAATTGCTCTAGCAATGTAGCGTAGCCAGCAATATCATGCGCATTATCTGCATACATTGGATCACCAATGACCATACGCGAGATTTTATGGAAGATCATATGCAGGCACTCAAGATGTACAGGGGATAAACCTGCATTGGCCTTAAGCAAAACGCAGTCCATTAAAGCTTGCGTTAATATTGCATTATCCTCCATTGAGCCATAGCGAGACCCTCGCTGCTCAACTGTATCTGCTACATTATTTGTCATCTTCACTCCGTCTAATTTCAGACAACGCAAAGGCTATAGCTATAGTTGCGCGCTCACATTGCTCGCGAGTAAGCTTTTCGCCCTTAGTTCGTCCAATATCACGAAATACTGACTTTGGTGACGTATTGCTTGTATCTTTACGGCCAAGCATATAATCAAGTGTTTCTTGGATACGCATTTTCATCTCCTTACCATCCAAATTCTGCTGCACTTACTAGGTCTTTTATATTTGCAGGCTTAAAGTCTTCGCCTTTAACAAGGTCAATCTGAAAAGATCCACGCTTGTTGTTCGCTCCTAATGTTTTAGTCATATTGGAGCCCATTACACGACCATAAGCTTGTTCAAATACATCTGCAAAGCCCATGCGTTCTGCTGTGCCTAAGGCGAAGACTACAAGATCAACTAATGCGTCAAGCTCGTCTTCTTTAGTCTTAGCAGATGTAAACTCGCTTAATTCTTCTAGCATTGCTGCGATACGAAAGCGACGCTCTTCATCGCTGAAGTTAGGCAGCTCAGCATGTGATATGCCGAACTGATTATGCATCTTTTTTATTAGATCTATCATTTTGTTTCCCTTCATAGATATTGTTGACCAGGTTGTCCAAGTCAGTTTTGTTTTGTGCAGAGAATAAATAAAGCGGATTTCCGCCCGCTGGTCCATATTCCTGCAATAAAGTGCAATCGCAATTGTAGCGTTGCGCAAAAGCCTTTACAGAAGTCTGATCCACTTCATGGCTAATGTCTAGTTCTTTATGGTACATAACTTAACTCCTCGTTTTACCATAATTCGACTGCTATCAAAAATAATATGAACTGTAAATGCATTTTTTTGTTTGCAATGCTTTTATATTTAAAGTATAAAGAATTATAAAGACTTTTAATGAGGAGCAAACCAATGAAAACACTCGTAGTAAGATCATTCTCTACTTCAGAACACACATTAGAAGAAATCAAAGACATTATGGAGCAAGAGAAAAGCGCAGCACTGGCGCGTCAATCCATCCAGCGCATTGATGAAATGATGAAGCAGTTGGATCAGGAAAAGCCACGTAAAATAAAAGTGCGCAATCAAGGCGGTCAACTTAGCTAATAGGAGCAAACCAATGACTAAATCAGATTACGCGATCCTAATTATTTTCGGCGCTGTTATGATTGTAGCAGGTATGAATATCGACGCAATGATGGTGATGCAATGACATATAACGATTACGACGAGCGTATTATTAATAGCTACAGCCAATATAGCATAGAAGAACTTAATGATAAACTTGATGAAGCAAAGGCTCGCATCCAGCAGGCTAATGCTGTATTTATGAAGTCTGGTTTAAATTCAGACAAAGATGCAATGGAAAGCGCATCAATACGTTTCTACAACTTGCAAATGGTCTTGAGACATAGAGGAGCAAAATGACACAAAATCAGCTTAAGAAGTATATCGAATTAACAATAAGAGACTGCAAAGCAGCACGAGCAAATCAGACCGCAGCAATTACACATATTGACGCAATACATTCGCGCATGAAGCATGTGTTAGATAAGCTGGAGGAGCAAGATAAGGATGTAACAGGAGCACCCGTTTAATGGTTAATATGGTTGATACTTTGACGCGAGTATTAAAGCGTAAACCGACAGAAGCAGAATTAGGCAAATTTATGGAAATGAAGAGAGAGCAGGAGGGATATAAAAAGCAAAAGCTTTTTGCAAAAGAAGATCTTGCTAAAAACTTCACTAAACCACGAGAACCCAGGACGCCTAAAGCCGTAAAAGAATATCAATATAAATGGCCTAAGCGTGCATCGCAAAATGCATTGAGGATTAATCGCATGCTCCATCTAAAAATGACGATCGCAAATATATCATATGTTTTAGATGTGGGTGAAAATATTGTGATTGCCGAAATAAAGAAGTGGCAATTGCCACAAAAATGAGTTTCGTGTGGGTCGGGCTAGGGACGGAAAATAGGCTTAGCAAAGTGGCTGGGAGGAGCCACACCGACCCACGCGATATTTTTAACGCATCCAGGAGCGTAATGAAATGGAATATTTCTTCTTATTAGTTTTAGAATATGAGATAAATGGTGGGTGGATGCGCAGTAGGTTTATTTTACCAAATGCAGCAGCATGCCAACATGCTATTCGCGCAAATGAAGATTTAGCTACTTCTCTTAATGCAAATCTTTATTGTATTGAAACGGATGTGCCATCTACGATTATAGAACGTAATACATCACCGCGCCCAAGGTTACGCCCAACAGACTTTTAACTCAGATAAAAATGAGGTATTCTTTCTTTGTGTAGCCAACACAAGAAGGAGCCTCTTTGCCTTATAAAGACAAAGAGAAAGCGAAAGCTTATCATAAATCTTATGGCGCGTCCTGGTATAAGCGCAATCGCGAAGTTAGTCTGCAAAGAAGCAGTAAGCGCAAGAAACAAGAAAGAGCAAAGTTTCAGAAGTTTAAAGCGGGCCTTGCCTGCTTTTTTTGTGACTTCTCGCATCCCGCGGTAATAGAATTCCACCACCCCGAGGCAGCTGGAGAAACAAAAGTTGGCAAATTAGTTTCTCAAGGTTCATTTAAAAAAGCTTATGCGGAAGCGGAGAAATGTATACCATTATGCGCGAATTGCCACCGAATATATCACTACCAGGAAAGGGAAGGCGCAAAGGAAGCCTAGACCATCAACTCAAAATGCGGACCATCAATAAATGGTCTACGCCCTTGTGATCGGCGCAGATCGATATATGCATTCATAGCATCTTCTGCTGAACCTTCCCAAGAGCCAATGTCGTCTATTTGCCATGCAGCACCCCAGCGGATTTTGCAGCCTACAGCATTAGCCCCATCGGCCATAGCATCTGCAAGATCGTCGTAAAGATTAAGTTCCCATGAGCCTCTGCCATTGATGTAAGCCATCAAGTCAACGGCAAGTCCGTCTAAATGCTTAGACTTCATCGTTTGACTTGCGCCTTTAGCAACTAATTCTTTCTGCTGCTCAATTGTACGTAAACCCTGAATAACTCCAAAGTCTGTCTTCGTTACGGTTATAGCATGCCGCACTACTGCAACCATACGCTCATCTACACCTTGCAGCCTATCTAAGCTACGACGGCTAAGTTTGAATTGGCTCATTTCTTTAAACCTCTCATAGTTCTTATTCCAAAGGAGGCAGCAATCGACGCATACATACCCCATTGTACCCAGAGGGGTGTCGTCTCAAGATTTGCAAATCCTCGTGCCATGCTATCCTGTAAAGGCGGAATAAAATTAGCAAGCATAATGCCAACAAAAACAACCGTCCAAAGCTCATCTTTCCAGCTTTCTTTACTCGCCTCTATGGCACTTTGTTCCCAGTCTATTTCGCCCGTCAACTGTTTTTTCTTTATTTCAGCTTCGGTCAACTTGACTGCAGTCTTAGCATCGATGTAAGATTTAGCTAAACCACCTAAGCTGCCAATAATTTGCCCTATCATAATGAACCCCGATCCGTCTTAGCCTCTTTATTCATCCAAATACCGAAACAACCAGTAAGCGCACCCATACAGACAGAAACCAGGCCTGCCTGACCATTCGTCGGATCAGGCAATGACATATACCAATGCACAGATTGATAAGTCAGGATTGTGACGACTAGCATCATTAGGCGGGGGAAGATCTTATATTCGTCAATGACTGTTGCCGGCATGATAGTGCTCCGCTATACGTTTATTGCTTGTGATTATAACAATTTTATTGTTTTTGTATACACACCAGACATTACGCCTAATTTCGATCAACCGCAAAACAGACGACTGCTTGCCCGACATTTTTAACCATTACCTTTGCCCTTGCTTTTGCTTTATTGCAATGCGCTTCTGTCCCAAACGCTCCAAGCTGATAATGCTCGAATTTATTATCAATAAAACTAAGCCAAACTAAGATCCACATCACCAGCGCTCCAAATAAACGCCTAAGTAGTAAACCGAAAGCGCTAAAACAATAATTGCCATTAATATGCCCGCTGCAGTCGCTATGGCTTCATTACGCTCTTCGCGTGCCTTTTCTGCAGCCTTTTTCGCAGCTTGCCTTTGCTTTCTCGCTTCAGCTTGCCACTGCTGCCAGCGGTCCCAAGTTCCAGGCGGAGCGTAAAGCCTGCAATAGCTTTCTAGCTCTTTTCGCTTAGCACGTAAGTTTTCTAAATGCTGGAACTCTTCCCAGTCTCCCTCAGACCCACCAGTTATTGCGGTTAATGGACTATTTTTTTTGCGGTTAATAGCTTCTTTTACTTCTTCTTCTGCTGAAAGAAACTTACCGACCGAGCTAATAAGATTTGCGCTCTCTTTGCCATTACTAAGAGCTTGGCGGATAACCGAATAAGCGGCATTCGCAGCCATAATGCTCTCAAGTATAGCCATGTTATCATCCCATATTGCTCACCACATAAGCTGTGATACCTGCAGTTGCAACTATCCAGAATATGCGTTCAAGGAAGCGCAAAGTTACACCGTCAGCACCCGAGATCTTTTCTATCTTAGAAACGCGCTCTGCTAACTTATCTTGTGCATCATCATAAGTATCCATGCGCTTAAACAAAGTAACCATGCGCTCTTCCATACGCGCCAACGAAACAATTGCCTTTGACATTTCGTCTAGCTTTTGCTCGATCCGTTCTAATCGCTTTTCGTCAGGCATGTTAGACCTATGTAATATCGTCGGTAATCTCTATCCGAATATACCCGTTATTCGGAAAAGTTTCTACAGATGTATCCGCAAAAGTAACCTCAAACTCAGCCTGATATGAACCCACAGTGGCCGTATCTGCCGCATCCCAAATGTACTGCACAATGCCGCTTTCTGCTGTTACTATGCTTGCGTCTGCGTCAACTACAGCTGTTTCGCCACCAACGGTACGCATATGAAAGCGAATACTTGCGCCAGTTAGGTTTACTGGGTCTTCATCGCCGTCTTTTAGAATAGCCCGTAGATTAGGCGATGTGTCATTTTGCTTAATATAAAAGGCCATTAGGTATACTCATTGTTTGTTTGCGTTAGCTCAACTAACGTATATTCGGTGTCTAACTCAACGTAGTTTGGCGTATTGATGCTAATTGTAGCAGAATTTGCAGCAGTTATAAACTCCACAATGTTTGGCTCCCCTGTCACTAGGGTTACAGTGGAAAGTTCGCCGTCAAAGGTGTAGCGCGGCTTGTACAGAAGCGCATCTTGATAGGCAAATGTGAAGGTGCCAACGTCAATGCGTTCAATCAGTGCTTCATTTACCGCTGGCCCTACCAGCGCAAACAAGCCAACGTCTAGGCGTTCACTGATAGCCTCTGTGATTGCTTGGCCTGTAACGCTAAACGTACCGTTTTCCGTACGCTCTGAGACACCTTTGTTGGCAGCAAAGCCAGAGTAGCTGAATGTGCCTACGTCAATGCGTTCCAGCAATGCTTCGTTGACAGGCTGACCGTCTAGCGCAAATGTGCCGACTGCAATGCTTTCGCTGATATCTTCTGTGATTGGACGACCATTGAAAACAAAGGTTCCAAAGTCTGCCGCTTCGGTGAAGGCTTTGAACGCTGGCTGACCCGCAATGCTAAAGCTGCCGAAGTCAGTGGCTTCACTGATGCCTTCGTTAATGTCCTGACCGCCAAGGGTAAAGAACTGACCCGCCGCTAATTCAGATAGTGCTTTGTCACCGTCTTGCCCTGCTAGGCTAAAGATACCCGCACCAAACGAATGAACGATACGCTTACGGGCAACCTGACCTGCGAGGCTGAACACACCCGCATCAGCGCGTTCAACAATGTCGATGTCAATTAGATCGCCGTCATACTAGACTTCATTGTCTAGCCATTCGCCACTGTCTAGCCATTCGTCGTTGCGCTGAATGCCACCATATGAGGCTTGGACAAAGTAACCAGTACCCGCTGGCACTGTAAGTGACTTCGGCACGCCAATGCCCACAAAGTCAAACAGGCCAACATCCGCGCGTTCAACGATGTCATAGTCAACCAGATCATCATCAAGCCAAAACTCATTGTCAGCCCAGTAGCCCGTATCAGGCCAAACGTCCAACCTCTGGATATTCTCATAGTCTGCCAGAACAAACAGACCAGCTTCCGCAAGCATGGTATAGGCTGCACCCGCTGCTTGCCCTGCTACGCTGTATGATGTGGCTTCAGCGGGTTCTATGATGCCCCTGCCAGCGTCTTTGCCTGTTAGGGCAAAGCTACCGCCATCCACACGTTCAGTGATGTGAACATTGGCATCCTGACCCGTAGTGGAAAATGAGCCATGCGCAAATATGTTTGTGATTAGCTTAGAGGCGATCCCACCAGCGTAATTAAAGTTGGCTGGATCAATATGTTCAAGCAATGCTTCATTGACTGCATTGCCTGTTATAACAAATGTGCCAACATCTATACGCTCACTGATATCCTCAGTGATTGGCCGTCCGTTGAATACGAAATTGCCGTAAGCGATATTGTCTGTAAGTGCCTTATTTGCCGCTTGACCGCTGATGGTAAAGCTGCCGAAGTCGATAGCTTCCAGCAAGGCTTCGTTGATGTCTTGCCCACCAAGCGTATAGAATTGCCCTG